AAAACAATTTCTTCCAATCTTCGATCCATTCAATTCCCATTTCCTTCCATTGGTGTTGAACTGAACTTTTTAGACTGAAGACTGGATAGAAACCATTCTTGTTTTTCTTTACTTTCCATTCATATCCCCTTCGGGCAATTTCTATACTTGCATTTACTGAATCAGTGAAATCATATTGTAGATTTCCAATGAAGCTCGAATATGCAGGATTGACTGAATGAAGATTGATTTGAAAGACGTTTAATCTTTTTCTAAGATTGGAGACGAATAATTCTCTTTTCCATAAATTTCTATTCTTCCTATTTCCAAGATGATTATATTTTTGATTTGAGCTTAATTTCATCTTGAATTTCAGGTCTTCGATGAAGACATTTTTACATCGAAAATGCTTTGCCAGAATTGAAATTGATTTTGAGATTTGAATTGTTTCAAATTGAAGCTTATTTTGAAAATATTTCATCTTCAATGAATCCGAGCTTAAATTTGAATCTAAAATTTTATCAAAGATAGGTCGAAGAGAATATTCTTGAGTGCGAATTACTCCTCCATCTTCAAGGATTGAAATTCCGATGTTATCAGGATTAAGATCAATTCCAAGATATCTCTCATTCTTCAAATTCAAATTCTCTTCATCTTTAAATTCTTCAAAAGAAATATAAATTTCTTTTTCTGTCAATCTGACAGAATAAGTATATCCAATTTCTCCATTTTTATTTTCATTTAACATTTCTAATCTTTCTAACGCCTTCTTATAATTATTTCTTAAATTCGGAAGATTCATTTCAAATCTATATTTTAGATTTAATTTGAAAATTATTTGATTATTTTCAATAATATCTAAAATAAATTGGCGGTTGCCACCTTTTAATTTTTCACCTTGAATGTTCAATGGAAGCAATCTTTTTTCTTTCAATTCTTCTTTTGTCATCTTTCCTTTCATTCTTAAGATGAAATTTTTCTTACCACCGAAAATAATCTTCTTCTCTTTAAATCTTGAATGAAGCTGATTAGCTTCCATAATTGCACATTGTTGCAACCAAGAGTTAGCATTTTCGATTCCATTCAATTCTTTCAGGCTATGTCTAATATCAATCTGTTTCATCTTTTCTTGGTATCTATTAAAAGCGTATCTAACAATCAATGAATATTCTCTTCGAAGCTCTTTCAGCTTCATATGAAATCGTTCATTTGCAGTATATGGAATTTTAATCGTTATCATTCTTTTAATATTCTTTATTATAAATATAAAAAATAAAAAAAGAACCTAATTTTTCAAAACCATAAATTTGTAAAAATTTATATATTTTTATATATTTTGTAAGATTAAAAAATAATTATTTTTTAATGTGAGATATATTTCTTTATATCTTTTTCCTCTACTCCATATTCTTTCAATATATTTCTAATTTCCTCAGTTCCACCATTTGTATTAAAATATATTGGTAAATATGTATTGACTATTCGTTTTGATGTTTTCCAATATCTGGATAAATAATCTACTAATTCTGGAGAATATTTATCTTCTTTATCTCCTCTAATGTATTTTATCCAATATTGTTTCTTTTCTAAAAATCCTAAATAAATTTTATATACTAATTCGTTTGATAATTGACCAATAGTATGTCTTTGTATTTGATTGACAAATTCAATAAGACTTAAATCCATTGATAGCCATTGTGCAATCATATACGGAGAAAAGCTTTTCCAATCCTCTTCGGTATATTCACTTGGATCTACCTTATCTATACTCATGTTTTTGATATGATCAAATATTGACTTTCCCATCTTAATGATAATATAATAAAAAAAATTCTAAAAAACAAATAAATATTAGGTAACTCTTGTTCGAGCTTTTAACTTTAATATTTATTCAATAGTTCCATAATAGGTATTATCACCTATAGTTATTTTTACTCTTCCAGATTTAATAAAAGAATTTATTGCTGCAGATAATTCTTCTGATAATACTCTTCTTGCATCCTCTGGTTTTTTACCTGGAGTATTATCATATTTATTTAACTTGGTATATAAATCTAATAAATCTGATTCTAACTTTGTTACATTTAATGCCATACTTTTATTTTGCTTGATTTAATTCAGATAACGCGCGAGCCAAAATTTCCCACATTCCATCTATATCATAAAGTTTTTTTAATTCTTGCAAAGATTCTAAATTGGTTTTAGAAACAACTTTTCTATCATTTTTTATATCTATAACATTTAATTCGATCGAATAATTAGATAAATCTAAATCATTCAAATTTAACTCATCTATTTGCATATTTTTTTTATTTTATTATTTTATTTCACCTAAAATTTTAATAATTGCCGACATAATATTCAATTCCTTATTTATACTAAAAGAATCCTGTACTTGAGTTTCAGCTAATATCAATATGATTCCGGCTTTCAATTCTATTTGATCTGTAACATCATCTATATTCTTAAATAAATAATCTATAAACGGTTGAAAATTACTTACTCTTGACCCAGATATTACTTTTCTTATTTCTACATATGCGTCATATTTTTTAACCTTGCTATCTTTCATTATAGATAATATCTTACTCATATAATCAGATTCAATAAGAATAGAATCACTTAATGTTAATTTATTATCTAATATGTTTACTTGAAGAGTACCTAAAATCGATCTAATATCAGGATATTCATTATTTATTATTTTTACAACATCATTTAAATCATAAGCAATTCCTTCTTTGTCCATAATAGCAGTTACAAATTTAGCTATTTCTGGTTTACCTGGAGATTTAATTTCATATGTTCCTTTTTTAAATCTACTCTTTATTGCAGGAATGATTTTATCATAATAATTACAAGTTAAAATGAATCTTGAATGTTCTATATATTTTTCTAATATATCTCTCAATATACCTTGAGCTTGCATACTGATATGATCTCCTTCCTCTAATAGAACAACCTTTATTTTATTGCCCACACTAATCGTGGTAACAAAATTTTTGATCTTTGTCCTAATTGTTTCTACATTATTTTCATCACTTGCATTTATTCTCAATAAATCACAATCGATTGCATTGACCAATAATTCTGCCAAAACTGATTTGCCCACACCTGCCGGCCCATGTAGAAGAATATGTGGCATGCTGCCGTCTTTAATATATTCTTTGAATTTTTCTACTGATTGTTCATTACTTTGAATATAATCATCGAACGATTTTGGACGATATTTTACGTCCCATATCAAACTATTTTTTATTTCTGCCATAATTTATTTTTATTGCAATGCAACTGTAAAATACATAAAATTAATATCTTCAGAACCAAACACAAATTTTAAAACTCCGTGTTCTCCACAAAATTTAATCACTCCAGAAGTAAAATCTTTATTTGCAGATAAAATTCTGGTAATTACATCTAATTTAAATAATACTGGTTTAATCGTTGTATTTCCTTTTTCAATATTAATATCAAACTTACCTGTATCAACATTATTTTCGCTATAATTTAAAATAAAGGTAGCAGTATTATTGTTATTAATTTTAATCCCAATATTATCAGATTCTAAATTTTTAATCTTATTAAACTTTGTTAAAAAATTAGCATCTATTTTTATTACTGTATCAAATACATCTTCTGGCATATCAAACCCTTGAAATGTATTTTCAATGACTGAAGTAGCGGTTAAAGTTCTTTTATTAATAACATCATTATCAGAATAAATTAAATTAGTAAAAGTATTTCCTTCTGATATTAACTCTACCTTAATTTCTTCATCTAATGGACTTATAGCATTTATCATTTTGCTTGTGCTATATACACCAAATTCGCTATTAGGTATATCCATACCTTTTAATAGTCCGACTCCCATTACAGATTTGTCTTCTGTTCTAAATTTTACCAAAAGATTTTTGTCTTCTATTGTCCAAATTGTTTCTTCTACAATTCCTCCTAAATTATACTTTGATAAAAAGTTACTGATTTTTGATTTTTTCATATTCTTTTAAAATTTAAATAAATTATTGATTTTTTTTGAATCTGTTGTTTCTATTGCGTATGTTAATCTTGTTACTTTTTCTATTTGATTAACATATTTTTTATATGTGGCAAGCGGTGAATCACTTTCAAATATTTGTTCTATTATATTATATAGATTATAATAATCATTTGGTAATAAATCTTTTAATACATCTTTTGGAGAATCAATTAAAGAATATATCTGTTTTACTGCAGTTATATAAACAAACATATTATGATGAGTCATATGCATATAATCTTTTGTCTTCCATTCTTGAAAATCTTTGTATGTTCTTCCTTCACATGCGGGACAAGAATGAAATTTACATGCTAATTCTATTTCATCATTTAATTCTCTATGAATATGTAAACTTTTAAAAGAATATTTATCCCAATTTACATCATAATAATATTGTCCAAAAACAGTTGCAAGATTCGGAGAAGAACTATCTGTACTCAATTGTAATTTGTTTCCAAATTTCTTATTTAAAAATTTCTGAATCATTTCTATAACAAGAAAATCATTTAATCCAGACATTCCTAAAATATGAATATAATTATTTCTCTTTTTTTCTAATTCTTTTTCTTCTAACAACATTGCAAATACCATAATTAATCTTCCAAGATTGTGCATGCAACCACCAATTGCTAATCCTCCAAATTCAAAATCCTTTACTGCATTATACCAAAATTTATATTGTTCTAATGAATTTCCTTGCAATACCGTTAAAAATTTAGTTTTACCAGATTGATTTTGTTCAAAATATTTAAAATTATCTAAACTAATATCAAAACATTCCTGAAACTTACCGTCATATTCTTTTCTTGGAGGAATATCTAAATTTAATGCTATATCACTATTGTTTTCAAGCCATTTAAAAATTGTTTCTCTTACAGATTTCTCCCATTTAATTGCACCTGTAGCAATTTGATACCCGCCGCTATCTCCTATTACAAAAGAATCTTCCAATCCATATTTTTTTCTTAACTCAAATTCTTTATAATTGTGTCCAGCACTTAACAAAAAATAAGGATGATAAAATTGTGGAGGAGTATGTTCTTTGTCATAAAATCTTGAAGAAACTGTTTCAGTTAAATATTCATTTTTTAATAACCAAGAAGCAGACGCTCCAGAAGATAAAGACGGAAAATAAATAAAATTTTTATTCATATTTGAAATTGTTGAAATTAAAATAATCTACTTCTAAATATTGTTCTAATGATTGTAAATATGATTGAACTTCTTTTCTGTCATAATTCTCCATTTTGGTTCGAATCAAATCTATTAATTGTGATTTATATAATACATAATTTTCAAAATTCAAAGTCCAATTTGAATCATATTTAAAAAATGAAGGATACATTTCAGCATAACTCAACCTATTTGGAACAAGAGGAATTGATTTTAAAATAACTCCTTCATACATACTTATTCCAAGGGTTTCTTGTAAACTTGCAGAAAATACCATTTTAGATTTAGCTAATAAAGTATGATATTCATGCTTTGTTAATTGTTTTTCTTGACAAACTACAAATTTATATTCTGGTAAACTTTTTTCTAAATCTTTAAATATACCTACCTGTTTTTCTGATGACAATCTATGAGGAAATAAAATAATATTTTCTTTAGGTATATTTTTATATTCTTTTAATTCTTCCTTCATATATTCCATCGGCCAGCCTGTCAAAACTATTTTTTTATCTATATACGTATTTTCATACGAATTGGCAAATATTTCTTTTTTAAATAAATCTATATGAAATCGTGTGGCAAAATAATTATAATCTAAAGAACAAAATATAGCTCTTTCAAAATTATATGACCATTCCTTATTTTCTATTTCTCTTCCTAAAAAATCATATGGATCATATGAACCAGCATGCCACAATCCATGTAATGTTACTCTTTTCTTTAACAAGTCTACCATATATCTGGTATTGATTATTCCAGGGTGCCATGCATCTGTAAAAATAATATGATCGTTATCTTGGATGATATTATTTACAAATAACTCAGATATTTTTTGAGTTTGAATACTTTTATAAATATTTGTTGCTCCGAAATTTAAGAAGGCTCCTTTTGAAGTTTGTTTTGATTCTTCGACTTCTGCTCCAATATTTGTTACTTCACAATTATATCTCCCATATAATATTTCAGGGAAATATTTTTTCCATTGTGATGTATATCTTGTTTCTACAGGTTCAATGTCTACTATATATACCATAAAATTAAAATTTAAAAAAATTATTTATCTTTTCATAGTGTTCATAAGGTCCAATTTTCAATTCTTTTAATCTATTTACAATTAAAGATTGATATTCAGAATCAATGTTTTTTAAATATTGTTTACTTTTCTTTGGCATGTGCCATTTTTCTCCATATTGATGCATTAATGCGGCCTCTAAATCTTGAGGAATTTGTATTTTAAAATCATAAAAATCCACCCACATTAGATCTTGATATATTTTCTTTTTTCCTTGCTTATATTGAAACCAGAATTTATAAAAAATATTATCCGTATTTTCATAATTTTTTAAAGGAAAAATTTCAATCAATTCATATTTAGTTTTTAAATTAGAATTATATATTCTAAAATATTCACCATTAAAATTATCTTCTACATAATGATATTTTTTATTAGAAAAATCTGGTTTATCAAATCCATATTCAGGTAATTTTGATAATACTTCGTCTGTCAATAAATGAAAATCATCTTGTAATATCCCAACATCGATGTCATGATCCCATAGAATTATTCGATTTTCTCTACAATATCCTAAAAATCCTCCGAACATCAAACAAATCGGAATATTATTATCTTTTACCCAAAGAAAAAATCTTTTCAACATGTCTCGATGCACATCATGAAATAATTCTTCTGATCCATATTTTGCAAGTGTTTTATCTGTGATTGTAGCCATACATTAAAATATAAAATAACCCCTAAGATATTTATCATTTCTTATAGATCCGTCCTCAAAAGCTTTTTTCATATCATCTAAATCAAAAGCTTTATATGATTCAGACCATAAAAAATCTGTTTTTAATTTGTTTTCTATAATGTAATCAACTCCAAGTTTCATTATAGAATTAAAATCTTTATTTCTTGGACTCGGCATAATAAATGTATGACAATTCCAATTATTATTGAAAAAATTTGTGGTAACAGGTGTAAATGGTGTAGATGCATATGTAATTAATGCTTCTACTTCTCCAAGTTCTTCTGATATTTTATAATAATTATCTGCCTTGCTACTTAAATCTATAATGACTTTATATTTTGTCTGTGGTAATTCTTTAAAAGAACTATATGTTTTTATTTTTATTTCTTCCCATTTCGATTTATTTGAATTACCTAATACATGAATATTATCATACAACTGTGCAATAACTAAACTCATAAAACCTGTTCCAATTAATAATATCGGTTCTCCTATATAATTTAAAAATTCCATATATTTTAAGGTTTTATCAAATATATTTATTGCAGATGCCACCGGCTGCATAATGTATTTTGAACTTATTTCTGGAATTTTAACATATTGATTTGAATTTGCATTATAATATTTTCCATATGCCGGATCGCTCCATGTTGCAACATAATCCCCAACTTCTACATCTTTAATATTTTTGCCTATTTTAGATACAATTCCAATTCCTTCATGTCCAAACATTCCAAGAGGCATTGCATTTTCCCACCCATTATACGCAGCTATATCACTTCTGCAAATGCCTGTCATTTTTGTTTCTACTTCTATTTGATTGTCTGTTGGTTCTGGTTTATCCAAAAAATAATTGTTTATATCCTTTGAACCATAACTGTGCATTAATTTTATTTCCATTTTTTAAGAATTTATTATTTTATGTAACCAAGTGTCTAATAAGATATGTTTTGAATAATTATTGTCCGACATAATTTCAGAAATCATTTTACCATACATTTCATTTGGACACAATCCAAATTCATATCTAAATTTTCTTCCATCTTTCAAATTAATATTTATACTGATATCATTCTCTTTATCTGTTTTCCAAGCAGCATTTAATTTATATAAGAATTTGTCTTCAAAAGTAATTTGGCAAGTATCGTCTACATCATACACTGGATTTATAGAATTAACATTTCCATATTCAGTTGTTAATACATCAGTATAATTCCAACGCTGAAATTTGTTTATTTTTTTTGGCTCTAATAATTTATTTCCATTTAAAGAATAAAAAAGATGTAATAAATGTGGCATCAAATCATGACACACTCCACCAAAACTTTTTTCTTTATTTGTAAACCATCCTCCCGGATAAGGAGTTCTATTTGAATTTAACCAATTAATACTTACATATTCTATAGAATTTTCAAATAAATCTATAATACTTTTTATGTAAGTTAATTCTGGACGATATATATTATTTTTGACAATGAAAAATTTTGTGTCTTTAAAAGTATTTATAAAATGATTATAAATATCCAACGACTCAAACCCAGGCTTTTCTATTAAAATATTTTTAGAAGCAGGTTGTAATAATTTGGCTTGTTCGAAATGCAAATAATTTGGAGTGCAAATAATAGACAAATCATATTTTTCTTTCAATGCATCCTCTATATTTAAAAAGGTTGGATTTTTTGTTTTATCTATATCTACTGTCGTTACATTGAATCCTAATAAATTCAATTGTTCTAAATATACAGATCCTATTCCAAGACCCACTATTAATCCTTTCATATATTTTTATTTAAACTTTATAACAGAATTATACAAAAAATATTTCTAATTTCAAAATATTTCTGAGCAATATGTTAATGCATGTAATAATAAATCATTATCTTCTTTATTTCTGATAGCTATTCGAATATATTTATCTGATAAACCGAGTTTTTTTGAACAATCTTTTATATAATATTTTTCTGATAATAGATAAGAAGCTAATTCAGTCGCCGTTATCTCGGTTAATATTTCACATAAAAAATAATTTGAATTAGACGGTATAACTCGTAAATAATGAATCTCCGATAATTCCTTAAAAAATCTATTTCTTTCTTCTTTTAATTTATCACATGCTAATTCGTATTCAGTTTTATATTTTGAAATATTTTGTAAAAAGAATTCTGCAATCGAGTTTATATTCCAAATAGGCAATTTTGGTTTTAAATTAGATATAAATTCATCATCTCCAGAAGCCAATATTCCTAATCTTAATCCTGGAACACCATAAGATTTTGATATGCTTTTAATTATCACTAAATTTGGATATTTATCTAAAATATCAGAATCCAACAATGATTCATTGACATCAGCAAAATCAATAAATGATTCATCTAAAACTAAACTGATATCATCTTTTAAAAGATAATCTAATAATCTCAATACTTCTTTTCTTGATATGAAATTGCCACTCGGATTATCTGGATTTATTAATATTAATATTCTTAGCTTAGATTTTTCGACAAATTCGATTAAATCGTCTACTCCACATTTAAAATCAGATGTTTTTGGTTTAAACGTAAATAACAAATCAGAAGGAATTCTATTTGAATATTCTTCGAATGTAGGTATAACTATTCCAGTTCTTCTTTTGATACCAGGTAATAATGCGTTTATTAATTCAGCTGCTCCATTTCCTATTAAAATATTATCTTTAGGAATATTAAACATTTTTGAAGCTAAAACTTGTAGAGTAGAAAAACCGGAAGGATATTGAGAAATTAAAGTTTTAAGATTTAATTCAATTTCTTTATAAAATTTTTCTGTTGGGAAGTATGGATTAATCAAATAACAAAAATCTAATAATTGTTCAAATCTCCAATATCCGCCATATCTTCTATTATATTTAGATAATAAATTATCTTTTTCTGCAAATAATGTTTCCGCTATATTTAAATCTTGTATGTCATCTATTTCATACCATTTTTGATTTTTATTAACTATTAGAGCATTTAAATCAGATCTTTCTAAAAAAGCTATTACTCTTAAAACTTCTTCATAGTATTCATTATTTCCATATGATTCACAATAAGCTAACAGAAATGGAATATAATACTTCTCACTAAATTCTTTACTAAATTTATAAATGTTAATTGTCTTATAATAATCATTTATATCATTAAAATCAAATTTCTTTTTTGGAATAAAATTTAGAATAGTTGTGGTTTTTTCATCTAATGTGACTACCGTTCCATCCATCCATTGTTCAAACTTTGAAACAGCAACTAAATTTTTATTTTTATTTTCAATTAAATCTACTAATAATTTTGGCTCAAAAACTAAATCAGATTCTAATAGTATTGTATCATCAGATTTTAAATATTCTTTAGCTAAAAATAAAGAATAAATATTATTGGTTTTATCATATACATTATTATAGATATAGGTGATATTTAATTCTGGATATTTTTCTGATATAAATTCTTTTAAAATATCACCTTTATATCCTATTACAATTTTTATGTCTTTAATATCAACATATAATAGATTATTAATTATTCTTTCGATAATGGTTATATCATTCACCTTTACCATGCATTTAGTATTTTCTTGAGTAAACTTTCCTAATCTTTTACCCATTCCTGCTGCTAAAATAATTGCTTGCATATTCTTTTCTTTTTATTTATAAATCACTAAATTAAATCTGAATTGACTATTATGATAAGATTTTATTCCAGGAATATATTTCCAAGTAACATTTGATTCTTTTAATATTTTTTCAAACCAATCTTTTGAATAATAAAGATGTGAAATTGTTGAATAATTTTCTTCATAATTTTCTATTGTTTCTTTACGAAATTCTTTTTCATCTTTTTCCTTTTCTACATCTAAAATATCTAAAATAGAAATGGTTTTACTTGATAATGAAATTATTTTTCTTAATACTTTTTCTGAGTATTCCTTGCTTGGAAAATAATTAAATCCAGTAAAAGTGAATATATGATCAAAAGTTTCATCAATTAATAATGCTTCTGAATTAATTATATTATAAGAAGGATTTGCTTTAGAAAATATTTTGCACATATCTTCAGAAAAATCTAATCCAGTGCCCCATAAAGGATTGAAAGTTTTTATAAATGCTCCAGCACCGCAGCACAATTCTAATACAGTGTCGTTCTTTTCATTGAAGTTTATTTCTTTTTTTAGATTATTTATCCAAGATAATAATTCTTTATATGATATAAAACTGTTTTTATTATCATATCCACTTATCTTTAATAAATTTTCAACCGAAACATCCGAAAAATCATAATTATTTTTTCGATTATTATATACTTCTTTCCAATTCATATTTTTTATTTAATTATTTCTGCGCCGTTTTCATTGTCTTCTAATACTTTGCAATATTCTAAATCGAATTTTTCTAATAATTTTTTTGCAATCATTTCACAACTCATAGATTCAAATAAAAGGCAATCGAATGGCTTAGAATAAAATTTTTCTTCTAAATAAGATTTTACTTCTCTTTTAAATTTGATAAATTCTATATCTCTATTGTCGTGATTTACTTTCTTTTTGCATTCGATATGAAAGATGTGCCTATGAATTAAATCTAAAAATCCAACAATGGGTTCGATTTTAGTTGCATCTGGCCAGGAATGAAGCCCTTCAACTTGAAGATTGATTATTATATTTGTTTGCATAACTTATAGTTTTATTTGGAAGAAGTATAATAAAAATAATTCAAAGAAACAAAAAATTTTTAAAAGTCGGCATAAATGCTTACATTGGGTAGTAATTTTTTAATTTCTTGCAATCTATTTTTTGGTATATTATTCCCAGTAATATATAAAACCTCTAATTTTTTTAATTTTTGTATTTCATTTGGAATGTCGGTCAATTCGTTTTCAGATATATATAAATTAACTAACTTTTCTAATTCAAATAATTCTTTGGGAATTACTTTAATATTATTTTTCGTAAAATGTAGAAACTCTAATTTTTTTAATTTTTGTATTTCTTTAGGTATTATTTGTATTTCATTTCTGGATACATATAATTCTTCCAAATTTATTAAATTACCAATTTCTTTCGGAAGCGATTTTAATTTATTATCAGTTATCCACACTTTTTTTAATTTTGTTAAATTTCCAATTTCAGGAGGAAGGGTTATTAATTTATTATAACTTAAATCTAATCTGCGTAAATTAACAAAATTTCCTATTTCGATGGGTAAATTTGAAATATTTTGCTTATAAGCAGAAAAAGAGTTGTCAGGTGTCATTACAACTTTTCTTCCCAATGTTAAACTCTCTTCTTTTAATAATTGTGCATATTCTTCTCGAATAAGCTCTTGCAATTTAATTTTTAAATTTGATTTCATATACATTATATTTTTTATTATAAATATAAAAAAAAATAAAAGTTAAAATTTAAACAAACTATTTATTTTCTTTGTATTTCTATCTGGTAATATTCCCCAATGTAATGATTCATAAAAATCTTGTAATTTTCCTTGCAATTTACTTTGAAACATAGCATCATAATCAATATAATTTAAAATATACTCTTCAATTTCTTTAGGATTATCATTATTATTTTTTATTGCCATTACTTCTAATTGCAAAGGATTTTCTTTTAAATAACACCATTTAATTTTATCCCAATTACCTACAGGAGATAAATTAGTAATATTAAAATATTCTAACATATCATTATAATATAAAGCAGATTTAACATGAATAGGAGTTCCGGTAATTACATGAAATCTACTTCTTCCATATTTATATTTTTCTACATCTGAAACACCTGTCGGGAATAAAATATCTTCTATTTTTTCTTTATGGAGATTAGTTTTAAAATCTATTACATAATCATCTACATCTTCTTTTGGAAATTTAGCTAATATTTTTTTAACTATATTAGTCATGAATTCTTTAAATCTTTCTGGAAAATCTGAACGAACAATATCTAATCCAGTTACTGCTAATGCTCCCAAAAAGTTTCCTTCTTTATCATATATTTTATCTGCTTCTTTTGTATTTTCTTCAGTATAGGTAAATCCTTCATTCCATTTAACACAAAGAGCATATCGTTTTTTAGCATGATGAAATGCAGTTCTAATAATTTTTTCTGATTTAAATTCTAACCAATTATTGTCAGATTTTAAAATTAATTTAGAAAATAATTTTAATTTTTCATTTATATTATTACTGAACGGAACGGTATAATTTAAAAATTCATCTATTGATAATTTTGATAAATCTTGTTCTTTAATAATGTTTTGTAATTTAAAATATACGCTATCCGTATCCTCGTATATAGCTGTTTTTTCACCGTGTGAAATATTTATATATTTTTTAGAAAATTTAATAATAGCTTGGCCAGTTGCAGTAACAGATTCTGCATTATCTAAATCATAAAACCTAAATACTGATAATGCTAATACTCCATAAAAAGAATTTAATTTTACTTTTTCAGTCAATTGTTTTGTATAATATAATTGAGTTAAATATTCATTTCCTTCTTTCTTATATTTTTTCATTAAATTTTTTGATTCTACTCTATGATTAAACCACTTTTCAAGAATACTTGGAATAAATCCTTTTTTAGTTCCATCATACATAATACCAGTCGCAGAAATTTTTACTTTTCTTTCTTCTATAAATTTATTAAAATTTTCTAAAGAAAATTCTTCTAACATCCCACCAACAAACTCAATTTGAAAAATTTTAATTTCGGATAATTTTTCTATTTCCCATTCCCAATTTAACACTCTTCCAATTTTTGTTTCTGGACTCATGTTTAATGTCATAATAATAGAAGGATACAAACTCACAAGGTCAATCGAAGAAGTATCATCATACAATCCAGATTCTTCTAAATTAACATATGCACCGGGTAATTCTATTTTCATCTCCCATTCTTTCTTTAATGGTTCATCAAGAGAAGACTCTAAAATAAAATAATTTTCTTCAAATGAAGAATATTCAAATGATATTTTGGCGGTTTTAGATTTTCTTAATTGAATTACTCCTTTTAATGGAACTACTTTTCTATCTATAATTTTATCTACATATATTTTATCTTCACCTGTAGAATGATTTCTTTGTAATTTTAATGATGGTTTTGGTTTTCTATTAGGAGCAATTATTCCATTTGAATTTAAAAATAATATTGAAGCATTATCTAATATTCTACTATTTGAATAAACATTATCATATGCAGTATGAGCATCGTGACAAATAAATAATGTTAATTCAATTAATTTTAATTTTTTATCTAAATCAATTAATAATTGAACGTCTTCATTAACATATTCTACAGTTTTCTTTTGATCTTTAAATAATTCAGTAAATCCGCCTGTAAATTTTATCTTTCCTCTTCCTATTTCTTCTTTACTAATTGCATCAAGTGAATATGAAGGTTTACCAATAAATGTATATTTCTTATATAATCTCATATAGTCTAAACTGCTAACTCCCGCAATTGTATAAGTTTCATCTCTTTTATTATAATCTATTTTATTTATTGGACTTAATGCTTTAGCTTTATTAATAGATAATACTTTTGTAATTCTATTAATGATATATGGTACATCATAATCATCTCCATTCCAATGCGTAATAATGGTAGGTTTTATTTTTTTCCAAGCATCTACAAAATAAATTAATAATTCAGATTCGTGGTCAAATAAAATTACCTTGTTTTCTCCGTCTTCAAATTTTGTTGTTTCTGAATTAGTTTGATTTAATAGTAGACAAGTCATTGGCCCACCATTGACAGAATAAGAAATGGCTATGATAGGTTGATTAGCATCTTCCGGCTCACTTGGGCCTCCTTCTGTTCTTGTTTCAATATCAAGAAATAATATTATATGATTTTTACTAATATCAAAACTGTCTTTGTATAAATCAATTAAAATTCTATCTTCTGGGTGTACATCACTTTCAAATAATAATTCGGGAGAAGTATTTTCAATTTCAGAATTATAAATCTTTTTTAATTTGTCTCCATATAAAGAAGTATGTTCACCATTAGGATGTTTCTTATAAGCATATGGTTCATAAGGAATTTCTATATAACCTTGCTCATCATCCCATAAATGAACGATTTTAGTATTTCTATTATAATATATGTTCTGATACATTTATTTATTTTCAGTGTATAATTTAAATAATCTTAAAAATTCTTTTTTTGCTGCTTTTATAGTTAAAATTTCAATAATTCCATCCTGTTGTTGCAACATTATTTGATTCCATTCCACTTCTAACATTGTCTTATCCGCTTGTTTTATCCGCGGATGCAGAGGAAATTTAAATCCAAATTTAGTTGAAATTAATGACATTAAATTATATTCTAATTCATTGTATTTATCTAATCCAACTTTTATTGGTTTTGGCATATCTAATAAATAGGCCTCGCTTGAATCATGCATCAATGCTGCCAATCTATTTTCATCTGGCACCAAATAAGAAGATAAAATAGAATGTTGGGCGACTGAATAGAATGTAGGTAAATGTCCACCAAATCTACATTGTTGGGATAATGAATGTGCTATATCTTCAATGCAAATCATATCTAATGTTGGTTCAAACACATTCATATAAATACCAGAAAAAGTTCTGATACAATTTGGAACATATAAATTTTCCATTGAGTTTATTTAAAATAAAATAGATGATTCATCAAAAGTATTTTCTCGAATATTATATAATAATTCAAGTTCTTCTGATATAGTTTTTATAAATGTTAAAACTTCTTCGCAAATTTCTTTTTCTGTAGAATAAGATTTGTTTTCATCCGAAAATATTATTTCAGCTAAATTATTCAGTCCCTCAAATATAGTAATAATTTTAGATTGTTTTTCTTTATGTTCCAATAAATAATAAGAATAATTATTTATATCAATTCTAACTGTTATTCCTAAACAATCTTGTTGGTAATATTCTTGAATTTGTATTATGCACAATAAATTATTTTGAATGGTATTTAATTCTACTATCATTTAATTTTGGTTTTATAGTGATTTAATTTGGTAAATAATTTTTTTTGATATTCTAAATATTCTTCTAAAGAAATAAATTGAAAAGATAATTCAACTTCCAAATCATTTAATTTTAACCGAGTCAAATATATTAGAAATTTATACCAAGAATGTACTAAAAATTGTATCATCTATTAAATTAAATGTATTGAATTTCGTATCTTATCTAAAAATTCTGTATGAGCTCGTGAATCATTTTCTAAAAATGCACCTGACATCTTTGTTGTTTGCATGTCTCCATTTTGATTAACTCCTCTTAATCTAACGCAAGTATGAACTGCTTGAATGTGAACTGCTATGCCACCATGTTTTTCTAAAACTTTATCAAGATATTCATGAATTTGATTTGTTAGATTTTCTTGAACTTGTGGTCTTCTACTAAACCAATCTACAATTCTATTTAATTTACTTAACCCAATTATCTTTCCATCTGGATGAGCTAAATATGCTACATATGCTTTTCCATAAAATGGATAATTGTGATGAGAACATAATGATTTAACATCTATCCCACCCTCAAAAACCATTCCGTCGTATTTGTTTATATTATCAAATGCAGTAATTTTTGGTTCTTCACTATGATTCCCAGATGCAATTTCTTTTATCCACATCTTGGCAACTCTAAACGGTGTTCCTGCCATATTTGGGTCTTGTTCCCAATCATATCCAATTTCAGTTAAAAACTTGCCATAAGCTTTTTCAACTTTTTTAATTCTTTGTTCTTTTTCTTTTTCGGATAGAAAAATGTTATCATTTGAATGTTTTAATAATTCCATATTTATTTTTTTGATTTATTATTATAAGAAGTATATAAAAATTTATTGAATTAAACAAATTATTGTTTTGCTAATTCATGGAGATCTATGTCAGTGTAAATTTTAACTAAATTTCTAATTTCGTTTCCTAATTTAACCGCCATATCAGACGCATTTTCCATTGACATTTTTTCTTTTAATTGTAATTCATACATCTTATCTAATATACAAGATGCAAAGATTTTTGTCGCTGCAAATAAATCCATATTATCAAACCCATACTTTCCAGCTTTTGGTGATGCATCATATTCAAGCAAAGTGTAACAAATTTCTTGAAGTATTGGACTAATTTTTTCTCCTATTGTCATTATAAAATTTTTAATTATATTAATTCAAGTTCTTCTTTAATAGAAGGTAAGATTCTTCCATCTTCTAATTCTATCATAATTTTTTCAAAAATACTACCGTCTAAACATTTTTGATTTTCAATTGAAAGAATTTTACCTTTTAAAAATTCTCTTTCATCTTTCATACTTAACCCAATCATTGTTTTTATTTTATCATCTGCTTTCATATTTTATAAAATTTTCAAGTTATATTCTTTTATTATTTTATCTAAGTCTTTTGGTGATATGTAAATCCATAAAAAATAGTCTGGGTCATGCGGATTCATTGTAGAGAATCCTATTTCTCCATACGGTTCTTCATTCCATTCTGGAATTCTATGTATCACAACAAAATGACAAGAAGAAGTTAATTTTTGCATTATATCTTCAAACGACATTTCTATTTTTTCTCTTGCCCAAGAAACAGCCACATCTTTGATATCTACCCACCAATTGGTATTCATTTCATATGCTCGCTCACAGAGGGTTTTCTTTTGTTCTAAAGAAAGTTCAGAAGTTTTAAAAAATATATTCATATAAATTAATCTTTAGTTTCAAAAATTCCTTTAAATGCCCATCTATCGATTTCTCGTATCGGATCTATAGATAATACACCTTCAACAGAAGAAATATTATATTGCAGTACATCTAATTTATATCTATGAAGAATTTCTTGTAATTCATTATCTATTTCATGAATTACTCTATCACTTAAAATTTGCCAACTATATTTATTCAATACTTGTTGAAGTTCATTCTTTACTGTCAAATTAGATTGAATTGTTGTTATCATGATTTTAATAAATTTATTTTTGGTAACTGTTCATATCTTTGTAAAGCATATTCTAAATCAACTTTTAATGTCCAAGCAAATTTACCGAAATATTCATCTTTAGGAAAATATTCAGTTGGATTTATTGTTGTTTCTCCTATATTAAATCCATTATGTTTTGGAATATAAAATAATTCATATGCTATTAAACCACTTCTTTTTGAATGCTGTTCATATAAAGCTTTAAAATCATTTCTTTTGATTAGCTTATATGTATATCCATTAAATTTTAATTCTTCTGATAGTTGTTTCATAGTTCTTTATGTATTTGTGAAAGTGCATTTGACATATCTTCATCTGCTAACTTCATTAATTTTTTAGCTATATCATATAATCCTTCTGGACCATATTTTCTTAACAATCTTTCAAAATCTAATTCGTGGTCGCAATGTGGACACAAATATGGTATATCTTCATCTGAATTACCATGTTTTAATAATAGTCTGTGATCAATCCAAAGTTTTTCTTTCATGCCTTTTTATTTAATTTATCTATATTCCATTTATTATTTTGATTTTTAGCACAATTTTCACATAATCTTTTGATCCAACCCATTGTAGAACCTAAATTTTCTTTTGAACCGCACATTTCACAAGTGTTCCAAGATTCTTCATGTGCTTTTTCATAAATATCTTCATCGCAATCATAAATTCTTAATGCTCCAAATTTTTCTTTTATTTGAGATATTCCATGATAATAAAATTTTCCTCGAACTCTTTTTTTAATACACCAAGGAGAATGAAAATGCAACCAATAAAAAAACAATTTCATAAATCTGGGCACATACCAAGGATAAATTCTTTTATCTATTTCCTTTAATGCTGATAGAACAATACTATACCATCCAGCATTACATTGTGGATACACATTTCCTAAATATCTATATCGTTCTATTTGTTTTAATTTATCTTTCGTCATAATTTATTGGTTTGGATATAAAATCGTTTGAAAGTGATACAACATCTATTGAATCAATTGAAAAATGAAATACTTGATTACTATTATTTATTCGAGTGATACTACCTTTTGGTCTTAATACAACTTTACCATCTCTTAATAGTAGCATTAATATTTTAGCTTTGACATTATCTAAAAATGTTACTTCTCCAAATAATGTATCTTCTTCTATTTTAAAATCATTTACTTCGTGAGTAGGAGGAAAATAAGAATCTAATTTTTTATCTCCTGTATTGTGATCTAAATATCCTTGAATAGGTTTTTTATTTAATTCTTCTAAATCAAATGCAAAATCATGATAATAATTTCTTTGTTTATCTACTGTATTAACATAAAAAATTATTGTTTTCATTTTTTAATTTTTGAGACAAGCTATAGTCAGCAATCTAATATAATCTTCATCTCTGTCCTTTTTTGTAGAATATCTCCAATGATAGGTATATTTCACTGCATCAAACTGAATAGAATAATATTCTCCTATTTTAGGATCGGAATGGCTTCCATTAGATTTACATACTCTAACAATTAAATCTAAATTCATTGGATCATTACTATGCCCGGTTGGGAGGTATTCGTCTATCGAACACATCACAAAATTTGCCATATTTATTTATTATTAATTATACTCCAAAATTACTTTTAAATAGATTAATATGTAATCTACCAGTAAAATTCCAATTATTTTTTATACATTCATTCAATACCAAATTTGTAGTTATATTCAATGTTTCTGGAGTCATTCCAAGGGGCATTAAATAAATATCTTCATTACAAATATTTGGTAATTTATCTATATAATCTTCTTTTATTTCTTTAATATCTGATTCTGAAGAAACAACAAATTTTAATTGTAATCTTCTTCTCCATTTATTTTGTTGCTTTTCTAATTTATTCCAATTTACATACGATGACAAAGATAATGAATTATATCTATTATCTTCATGTTTTACATCTGTCTTAATATTCTTATTATATGTAGAATTATATTCTTGAATTTTTTCTTTTGTTGGATTTGAATTTGATAATTTAGGAGAGATTGAAAACAAATCTACATGCATTAATAATGGTTCATAAAAAATTGTTCCGTTGGTTTCAATAGTAATATGATATCCAAATTCTGTTTTTATTCTCGCACATAATTCAGTTAATGCTTTGGCTTGAATTAATGGCTCGCCTCCAGTAATAACAATATGATTAATATTTTTAGTATTATATTTTATAACTGATATGATTTCATCAATTCTATATCTTAAATTTTCATTATTCCAAGAAGTATGAGGTGTATCACAAGTTTCTAAAAATTTGTCATTTTGCCACAAGCACCTCAAATTGCAACCGGAAGTTCTAATGAATAAACTCGGAACACCCATCAAAGCACCCTCCCCTTGTACGCTACCTTCATAAGATAAATTTGTATTAGGATTTATGTCGAATATTTTTTCTCCTTTGCTGTCGTATATAATCGGGAAAATGCCCTCTGTAGATAAATTTATATGCATATAAGTTTAGTTTTTTTGAAATGATTCAAATGTAGAACCGTTAGACGTCATAATAAAATAAGAAGTTCCAAGATATAAGGGAGTATATTTCCAAGGTAACTTTTTATCGCACATTATATATGCATATATCCTATTATCTTCTTGACATTCTTCTCCTCCCATAAATTCTTCGTGAATTTCATTGAACTGTAATGTGCATTTATCTCGCATTACAACTGAATACCAATCTCCTAAAAATAAATTTGTTATTGGCCCGCCTACTTTTCCATTGTTAATTGTTCTTAATGTGTACATTTATTTATATATTTATGTGAATAATTTAATCTATATAATGAATTATTTTCAATAATTCAAATTTTTATTACTCTTTTAATTCTGTTTCTCTAATTCCCCACCATTGATCATAATCAAAAGGAAATTCATATTCAGACGGATATTCTTTACAATCTTTTTCCCATTCTTTTAATGCTTCTGCTTTATGAAATTCTAAAGCCATTTCTGCTCCTTTACTTGTTTTATGAATACTCATTGTATGAGCGGCACTTTCACATACACTATCATTATATAAAAATTCAAATACTGTTTCCATATTATTTTTCTAAAAAATTTATAGCTTCTTTTAATATAGAATAATTTTGATCGTTTATAATAATACTATCCCAATGACCATATTTAGATTTATATCCAAAAATATATTTTATTGCTACTCGAATTCTTTTAAAAATATTTCTATATGTGACCAAATGAGGAGAAATAACAACTTCTTTATAATTTGGGATTTCTCCATTATAATCTAAAAAATGAATTACTAATTGATGCTCAGATGAATTACATGCACAAATTAAAACTTCTGTATGATCTTCATTTTTTTGAATATTATTATTCATAAGAGTTGGGATTATAATAATTACTCTGCGATTTTGGAGTTTCATAAAATTGAATTCTATCTACTCTTATATTTAAAGAAGATAATTTATCAGAAATAATATCAAATAACCATTTACTCAAATTTTCTGATGTTGGGACAAATTCAACTAATACCAATCCATTATAGACATCTTGAATATGAATGTCTTCTTTTATTATGTTATCCATCCACGGAGTATAATATCCTTCTTTATGATATTCAAATAATTTATCAAATTGTTCTCCACAATTTTTATCAAAAGCAAGCAAAGGATAAAAATGATTAAATGCAGGATCATTAGTATCTAATATCATTTTATGATCCAATACATCGTCTATAAATTTTTTCACAAAATTAAGATGTTTGAAATCGGTCACCATTCCATCTTTTAATTCTTTACTTGATAAATATACTCTTATCATGCCTCGATGTCCATGCTGATGCCTACATACACATTTATTATCTAAACTAAAATCACAATTTAGAGTTTGGCTCCATACTCGATGACCATAATCAAATTCAAATTCTTTCGCTATTTTCCACATATTATATTTTTTAATTTATTATTTTTTTAATTTTAATGTGATTTCATCTACATATTCTTTTAATCTATCTGATAATCCTGTCTCGGTATTCCAAACAGATACCAATTCAAAATCAGATCTATTTTCATTATCAAATCTTCCATCTTGTTCAGATAAAATGTATAAATGAACATTTAATTTTTTTGCTATTTCATTTAATTTTATATGATCTTCTGTTATATCGATGTCTCCCCACCAAATTTTTCCATAATCATATACAAAAATATTTGCATTAAAATATACCAAATTATTTGGTTTTCTTTCTCGATATGAAGATTTACTGGCGGATATTAATCTTGATATATTTAATCCGACATCATTTAATTCTTTTAAAATTTCTTTTTCCATTTCTTTAATTTAATTTAAATCTAAACAAATTTCAGTAAGAAAAATATTCTTTCCTTTATAGTTTGATATTTGTTTTTGAATTTCTTCTTTAATTATTTCTGTTCCATTATCAATTATTTGATCATTGTCATTAAGTTTTGCAATGTCAATTAAATACTTATAATCTTCATCTTTCAAATATCCTTTTAATGGAATTATTCTACCAACACAAGATTCGAGTATAATTTTTTTGCCATTATACAACATATAATAATAATCATAATCATCTTCTAACAATGATATGAATCTTACTACTTTGTTATGTTCAGATATAACAAATTGACCTTTATATTTTTCAAACTCTTCTAATATTATTTCTAAATTATCCATTTTTATCCTCAATAAAATATTTTACAACTTCTTCTGATGATATCTCATATGGTTTGCCTTGAATTTCTTTCCAATATCATCTCACAAACTCTATTAATAATTCTTCATTCATTTTTTATTCCTCCAGGTTACAATTGCAATTATCACACGAACAAGTTTCGCCTATTTTGCCATATACAAATCTAATCCAAAAATGCCACCAACTAAAAGTTAAAGAAATAAATGTCGAGGTTTGCCAAAAACTAATTGCTGGTAATATTTCTTTAGCCGTGTCTTTGTAAGGTCTTCTGCTTCTAAAAATTGTTATATTTTTCATAATTTTTATTTTGTTATTAATTTAAAGCAAATCATAGTATCTATGTTATCTTCTCTTTCAATTGATATTATTTCTTTATCTACTTCTTCTAAAAAATATTTTATATTATCTTCTAAATTTATCATAGGACCTCCTTCAAAATCTATAAATAAAATTCTATTATTTTGTTCAGAGTCAAATGATATTCTATAATAAATAGATTTTCCATATATCAAATATTCATTTTCAGATATTTGTTTTAAATATCTATTATCATTATATCTTGAGACATATATAATTTTTTCTTCTAATAGCATAATTTATTCTTCGATTTCATTATTAATATTAAATCTCATTTGATCTGCCATTTTACGTATTGTCACTCTACTATAAATTCTACCGTTTAACTCCGTTTCCCATTCATCTTTTAGCCATTCTTCATAAGAAATGTTTTTCATGTTTTCTGGTAAATTACTTGCTTTACCTTGTAATTCTAATTGTTTAATTGCTTCAATGTATTTATCATATTGAAGTTTTTTTATCGAATTCATATTAATTTAGCTTTTCTAATTTTCTACCAAAATTTTCGTCTACCCATTGAATCATTTCTTGCATACTATTATCACCTTCTTCGAATTCATATATATCCATTTCATCACAAAGTGAGCATGCTTCATAAAAATAGTTTACTAATTTTTGAAGATTTTTTTTATTAATTTCAATTTTTTTCATATTATTTAATTTTCAAAGTCTAAAATTCCTTCTTGTTCCATTTCAATTCTATAAGCCATAAAATCTGCCATATGAATAATAATGGGTAAATTATTTCTAAAATCTCTACTCTTATCAAAGTGAGGATCCCAATAAGTTTTATTCAAATCTACTCCCGGGCCATCATGGCTTCTAATAGCAATGTATTCATTATCAGAAACAGTAATACCATATTTTTGCAGCATATATAAACTTCTTTCTGAATGGGGCATATTTTTTAATGCTGGATTTATATTATATAATTTACCTTGATTTTCTCTATGCCATTCACTTTCATTTTTAATATAATAGTCGGTTCCTTTTTCTCCTATTTTTCCTAAATCATGAAACATAGCACTGAATACTAATTCTTCTTGAGTAAAATCATTTATTCTTCCTCCCATACTTTCCCAAAATCCATAAATTTTTGTACTGAATTTTATAACATTTAAAATATGAACAACATAACCACCGGGATAACTCCCATGAAATTGTTTTAATGACGAAGCAGGAGCCATAGCAATTTGTTCTTCTAAATCGGTATAGAGTTGAATTATTTTTTCATATCTATCCTTATTATCTTTAAATAATTCGATAATTTGTAATAATGATTCATAATTAGATTTAATTTCATCTAAAGACAATTCTTTGTTATATAACATATTTTATTTTTTAATTAGTAAAAGTTCCTGGTTTTTCTATTTCAATATTATAAGTTCCAGAAGACATCATATTTGTATCGCAAGTAATTATCGGCCAATTAGGAAATTCAGGTACAATTGGTTGATTAGGATAAGATGGATAACTTGGATATGTCGGATAGGTAATAATAATTGGATTATCCCAGGTCGAAATAGTTTTAGGAATTAATTTATAATTTTCCCAAGATCTATCTGAAAATAATTTAGTCAAAAAATCAGATAATTCTTTAAGAGTTATTTCTTCTTCTATTGTAATGGTTTTTAGATTTGTATCGATTTGAATTTTCATTATAGATTAATTTTAATGTTTAAGGAATTATAGTAAAAATTATTGTAAAAACAAAATTTATTTTTCTACATATTTTATCATGTAATTTCTTCTTTTAAAATTTCTTTTATTTTTTCTAATTTATCTTCTGGTACAGTTTCCAAATTTGTGAAAGGAGATAATAATCTTATTTTCACTGCTTCTATTCCATTATGATAAATGGCTAAAATGTAATAATCCAATAAATATTCTTTGAGTTGAAACAAACTTTCTGAAAGAGTTTCTTTCTTTAGGCTATCCGGAATTTCAATAAGTAAAATTGGTTTCATATTTTTATTTTAATGAGAATTGCTTAATAATTTTAGCAGACATTTAATGTTATATACCATGAGAAGAACGAAAATTAAAAGTAATACCAAAATAACCGTCTTCTTTTACATAACCATTTTTTCGTTGAGTATCTATTTCATCTTTAGTTGCTTCTCTTAAATAGTCTACACCGTCCCAGCATATAACATGCACAGTATAGGTATCTGCTTTATCGAGATTAAAACGAAATGTTTGCATTTTATCACACCATTTTTTACAATACCAGTTATTATCAGACGTTCCAACCGCAGAATGAAACATTCTACAAAACCATACTTTATTGAATATTCTTTTCATATTAATATTTTAAATGTAAAAGAACTATACACAAAAAAAATTTAAAAACCAAACTTTTATATATTTATTTATAAAATATTTCATGAATGGTTATGTTTATCTAATTTTTGATTCTCAATTTTACAAAATTGGTCACACTAATAAACCAATTGAACAAAGATTAAAAGAAATTCAAATAGGAAACCCAAATGAATTATCTTTAATTAAATTTTATCAAACCTATGAATATAAAAAATTAGAGTATATGCTACATAAAAGATTCAGTAATAGACATATCAGAGGAGAGTGGTTTAATCTAACAGAACAAGATATATCTGAATTTAATTTAATTTGTGAAACTCAATTAAAGAATATAGAAGCATTAAAATCAAACACCTTTATATATTCTCATCTTTTACCATAGTTTTACTCGGGTGTTTTTTAGCAAACTCTGCCATGTTTTTTCCGCTTAATAATACACTAATATCATTCAAGCTTGCATCTAAATATTCATCAGAAGAAGGTTCAGAATCAAACAATGCATCATATTCATTAGTTTCAATTTCTACAGGAGCACTAATTGTTTTTTGATTAGATTGTTTAGCTGTTACAGGTACATCTTCTTCATACATAAAATCAGAATTAAATTCTGAATATGCTTCATCCATTTGTTGCTTATATCTATTCAAAGCTTTTGGTAATCTGTCAATTGGTTTAGATGTGTTAGTACCATCAAATCCTTTAGTTTGTTGCAATGCTTCATTTAACATTGGATCTTTAGCCAATCTTGTAGGTAATTTTTTTTGTTGAACTTGTTGCAACTTAGAAGATTGTGTGGTGTGCTGAGCATTTTTTTGATTTTGTAATACTCTATTTTCTTTAATAACAGATTCAAATTTTTGATCTATATATTTTTTCATTGTTTTGAGTATAAAAGAAGCTAATTCTTTTTCTCTTGCTGTCATTTTCATATGTTTGGTTTTTTATGTTATTCTACGAATGATTTTTTACTTAATATATATTTTAAAGATTTCAATTTTAAATTTAATTGTGTCAATTTTAAAGAGCTTGGAGGTAACATGGGTCCGCTTGGTCCGCTCGGTGTGGTATAAGTAGCAATGATTAATTCATCTATTATGTTAGTAAAAGTATCCAATGTCTGAGTACCAAGTAGCATTGGTTCTTTTTCATTTGCTGCTCCTTTCCCAAAATATAGTTTTGAACTATCTAATGCAATATAATTTTTAGCATCTAAATTAATAGAAGTATCCGCAGTTACATGAGTAGATTTTTTAGAACTTAATTTTATTGAATCTGTTTTACTATTAATATTAATTCTACTTGCAGTTAAGAAAATTTGAGAATCTATAAAATCTACAATTGATTGTGGTTTATCATTCTTTACAAATGAATTTTCTATTACTGAATTAGGTTTAAAATTTATACTTTGTCCATCTGTTATATATATTGAAGCATCATCATTATTTATATCTTCTATTATATATTTGGTATTAGATGTTTTTTTGTCTACACGAAAAATTAATATTGGTTCTCCAACAGTTCCTTTTTCTGACCAATTATTTATATCTTTTTCTGTTGTTGCTCCGAATCTAATTGAATTACCATATCTTCCAGATAAAATTCTATCTCCTTCAAATGGCATTAAGCTTGGAATATTAATATTTTCTTGAAAATATTCACCTAGCAATATTTCAGATTCATTTGAAGAAGTATTACCAGAAAAAGAAGATACATCAGAATTAGCAGAATATGTTTGAGTAGAATATGGAAGAGCATTATGATTTACATAATTCCAAATATTAACCGTATTATCATAATAATAAGATGATGCTTGAGGAAGAATACTATTTATAGCATTTGGAGCCACATACACAAATACAATTTCATGTAATAATGGATATAAAATATCATTTTTATTTAGTGGAGCAGCTTTTAATAATTGAGTATCATTTTTTTTGAAATCTTTTTTTACTCTTCTAAAAAGAATTACTCCTATATCATTATCATCTATATATTGTAGGTGATTAGAATCTAATATAATATCAACCACTTCTGCAGGCTCATACTCATATTCAAATTCTTTAGGTTTGATATTTTTTAAATTCTGTTTTACAGACGAACCATTTATTTGTGGTTTTTTTGCCATTAATTATTAATCTTAGAATTTCTTTGTATTTCTAAATATTCTGCCATTTCATCTTCTGACATATCATCCTCGTCTTCATCTTCGTTCTTCGAATTTTTTGTGATCATTCCTTCTACAACCTTCATTAATTTTACTAAGATATCATTATTTTTAATTTTAGTATCTAAATAATCTTTTACAACCGGCCCTAATACTGCAACGTCTGAAGGGGTTTTTACCATTACTTTCATCTCATCCACAATATCATTTATCTTTTCATCTATCTCTCTATTATTTTCGTGTATTTCTTTAAATACATCTGCAAAGCTTTTGCCTTTAAATAATTCGGCATTTTCAAAATCTATCATTTTATTTTTATTTTATGTTATCAAAAATTGTTGATTCCGGAATATAGTTCAATGATAATTTATTAGTAATATACAATTCAAATAAATGGTTATACAATACTTCCATTTTCTTCCTTACCAATGTAATTTTAAAATTCGAACTCGATTCCAACATTGTTTTAATATAAATATAGACTTTCTTTTTATTTAAGTTATCAATATTGTGTCTTCGTTTCATTACTGTTATAATTGCATTTGCAATATCATACTCATCATCTTTAAATATAATATGACTATTCAGAACTAAATAATCTTGAATAAAATCAAAGAAATAAATTTTATCGTGATCTACTCCTTCATCTGGTAAATTCTTTAAATCTGCACAGATAGGTTTAGATCTTTTTAATTCTTTATATGCTTTTATATTTTCTTGAATATAAAAATTAATTAACATTTTAGTAAGATACGAAAATGCTTTTCCTCTTTCAGGATTAATTGGATGCGTTACAATTTTTTCCAAAACAAATTTGATCCCCATCTGTTGTATTTCAGGAAAACTATCAGAAATATAATAAAATTTGTAGGTGTTTATTATATTTTCTGTTAATTTGAATAACGGATAGGTTAAATAATTTGTATATAAATTATTTCTAATATCTGGATCTGATTCTGCTACATATTCTAAAAGTTTTATTTCTGTGTCTGCGGTAAAATAATCTTTAGTTTTGTTTCTCTCTTTTTCTGCTATCATACAATAAATTAAATTCGTTTAATGCTATTTGAATGTTTTTTAATTCTTTAAAAAAATACCCTACTTCATCATCTGATTCAAATGCTTGATTGGCATCAATAACGCTTAACTTATCATTAGATTCTTTTATTTTCGAAGAAATAAAATTAAATATCTTTTCTGAATTGTCTATTACATCTTGTAAATAGAAATTCTTTTTTATTGCTTTATAGGAAAGATATAATAAACCTATAACTAAAATACTTAAAATTATAATTGCTGTTATCATTGTTGATTATTTTTCGTTTTCAATTAAAACCCAACCATCTTCTAATAATGGTTCAATAAATTTATACTTGATTTTTTTTGTTTCGTTCCCTTTAAATAATGCCACTACTTCATTTCTACCCAGTTTTTTATTATTCAATATAATTGGTATTTGATTATATTTAGTTTGATTATCTAAAATTGATATTCCATCTAACACATCTAAAACTTTTTGTAAAGCAGAAGTCTGATTTAGTCTTACAGTTCTAAATTTTACATCTCCATCATAATCACCAAAAATAATTGGTTCTTTAAAATTTTCTGCTTTCACTTCTATCCATTTATATCTTTTAGTCTTTAACATTTTATTTGGTAAACTTAAACAAGTTTCTGGAATGCTGAACATTTCTTTACTCTTTGATGTGATTTCAGGATTAATAAAATATAGAACATCACTTATCATTGTAACTACTATTCTTGAATCATTAATTCCTATTTGATTACAAGCCAATGCATTTCCTGCAGGATTATCTGCCAATGCATTAAATAACATATTTAATATATCTACCTGTTCTTTAGATTTTTTCTTTGTATGAACTGCCGGTAATATATCCTTAAATTCTAATATCATAATTTTTCTTTTTTTAAATATTTTTCTACTTCAATATCAAATAATTTATTAAAATTTTTGAAATCCATTATTTCTTATTCTTTTTATCCATAGTGTTAAAATAATGTTTTAATATTTTTGGTATATCTTCACCATAAATATTTTTTAATAATTCTCTATCAATTTCACCTTTATCGTTTTTTATCATATTTAACTGTGCTTCTAATTCGGCGTTTAAAACTTCTTCAGATGAATCCGAATTAATTAAATTTGATTTTTCTTCTATTGTCTTTAAAATCTTATCATATGGTTCAGTGATTACTCCGTTCGTTTTTTTTATCTTTACTTTTTCTGGTTTATCTTTATCTTCTCGAATTAATATTGGATCTCTAATTATTACTTTTTCTGGGTCTATTTCAGGTTCTTTTTCTTGTTTTACTTCAACTTCTACCTTTACTTTTTTAGCTTTCTTTTTTTGAACTTGTTTCTTTTTTTCTGGTACAATAATTTCATCTTTAACCGGCTCTTTAATTTCTTCAATAGTAGATTCAAATAAATCTTTTACTGGCTCTTTAATTTCTTCAATGATTATATTTTTATTATCTTCTACATCTCTGGTTTCTGGTTCGTTGTCTATTTCTTCATTTATTTGAATAACTTCTTTATCTGTTTCATCTTCTTTACTCTTATATCTTGGAGTATGATCATCTATATATTCATCTGGTTTAATATAATCAACTAAAGATTTAATAAATCCCAATGCAACTAAAGGTAAAATAGCTCCACTAATAATAGCTAAAATTCTTTTTTGTGAAATAATTTCTAAATCAACTAAATTAAATAATTCAATCCATCCTTGATAATCTGATAAATTAACATATGCAAAATAAGCATTGCTCATTGCTTGCATTGAAGTTAAAACAAGGAATAAAGACCAAACTAAAAATTTATTCATCTTATGTAAGATAATTAAAGATGCCAACGAAGCGGCCGCACCAATTTCAAAAGCAACTGCTAATGTAATTGACATTGCCCTACTCGGATTACTCAGGGCAAAAAATTCAATGCTGTGCAGCGTGCTGATCAACGATACCAAAAGGTACAAAGCGACAAAGATGAATATTATTCCAATTCTAACTATTTTATCTTTTGCAATAGGTTTCATAAATTATTTTAATTTGTTATATTTAGATTGCAATGAATCTAATTGTAATTGATAATATCTCATTCTATCATCTGGTCTATAAACAGTTCTTACAATTGCATTTTGATCATACAATACATCATTAATAATATTGTATCGTACAATTTCATTTTGAATTAATATAGCTTCTTTAGACATTAAATTATTATTTATATAATAATTCATTGTATCTACTTGTTCAATTAAAGATTGTTGCTTTTTCATAGTTCTTTTGAGTTTTGAATTAACACCACAAGTTTGCAAGAAAATTAATAATAATAAAAAAATAATTGCATAAAGAAAATGTTTTGTTTCTAATTTAAAAGTTTGTTTCATAGTTATTCTAAATTTATATATTTGGTAATTGAATCATTTATATTTTTCGCCACTTGTATTTTTTCTATTACTTGGGCCGCTGACAGCATGTTTTGATTTAATCCTCTATCAATAGTATAGAATATAATTCTTTGTTTTTCTAACAACTCGGCAACCATTTGCTTTGATTTCATTTTATTTAGATTTAATGTAAAATATATGAATAGATTTTCTATTCATTTTTAATGTGTGAATTAAAAAACATTCTTTTGTATTTATTAATTCTTTTTTTTGTTTTCTTATAGCTTTACGATTTTTACCTCCTAACATAATATAATCTCCAACTCTTAATGAAACAGTTTTTAATTCACTCGCTTTAGATAAAAATTTAAAAAATAATACATCAAATGTTTCAAACTCCATTCCTGTTTTCTTTCCTTTTTTCTCAGCTATTAAATTTTCAATGAATAATGTTAAGACTGGTATATCTTCTATATGAATTAAATTAATCAGCTCATCATAATTTTCATTTGAAATTGATTCAACAAAATTCATAAAACTTATTCTGTCAGTATATAAATCAGTCTTATCTAAATTATGTTTTTTTAAGATATCATAAGCATAATCCAATTCCTGATAATATGCTTGGTATCCAATAACTTCTTCATTATCCCACAAATCATCTATGAAATAATCGGTTATTTCGTCTATGTTATTTAATTTGTATTGTATCATAATCCAATGATATTATAGTAAACTTTTTTCTAAAAAACAAATAATTCTATAAAAAAACCTACACATATGTAATATATAATTATTAATTATTTTTTTTTTAATCTATTCTATGATATATGAATAATTACCTATTCTTTGAATTGTAATAAAATCTGACATTATATCTTTCATTATTTCTAAATGTGAAATAATCAGAATTGAATCATAATAATCTTTTAAGAATACAAATAGTTTATCTAACTTATCTTTATTTTCAGCATCTAACACATCAAATCCTTCATCTATTATCAAAGTACGAATTGAAGGTCTGGAACTAAATTTATCTAATACTACTCGCATAGCAATAGAAGAAATAAATTTTTCCATTCCACTTGCTAAAGAAATATTCCAATGTCGATCATCATATCTAATATGAATTATAATGTTGTTATTTGTAAAGATAAATTTTAAGTTAAAATCAGCAATTTGATTTAAAATATTATTTACTTCTAATTCTAATATTGGAATAATTTGTTTTAATAAATTATAAGGTATTCCATTCTTACCTATAGCTTGCATATATAATTCATAAGCATAGAAAGTTTGCTCATGTTTTTTTATTTTTTCTATTTTTTGTTTTAATTCGTCTATTTTACTTTCAGTAATATTTTTATTTGAAAATATTTGTCTTTCTTCTTGATTTAAGGTTTCTCTTTCTTCTTTGTATTTTTTTAATATTAATTCATTTTCTTTTATTTTTTCTTGAACAGATGTATTATTTAAAATTAATTCCTCTTGTTCATAATACGTTTTAATATTTTCTGAATTTGAATTTATATTTAAGTTAAATAATTTTAAATTGCCTTCAAATATTTCTTTATCTTTTAATGTGCTCAAATATGTTTGTTTTAATTCATTTTTTGTTTTAACTAATTCTGTATATTCTTTTAATGAAAGTTCTGATTTAGATAATTGTTTTATTTTTTCTTCTAATTCTTCTAATTCAACATTTAAATTTAAATATGATGTTTTATTAATTTCAAATTTATCTTTAGTTTCTATAGCATCTTTCACAAAAATATTATTCATACAAAACGAACAATTTTCATCATACTTTAAATCTTTTAATTTTGATAATTTATCATTTTGATTTTTTAAATCATTTTCTAATAATTTTATTTTTATATTGATTTGAGATTTTTCTTTTTCTGTATTATTTAAATTTGTCACTTCTTTATTTAATTCTTCTAAATTGTAATTTATTAAATTTGCATTTATTTGAATTGTTTTTTCTTCAATATTTTTTATTTTATTTTCGTTCGTTATTATGTTTAAATCTAATTTCTCTTTTTCTTTTTCTAATTTTTCTTTTTCCTTTAATAAATCTGCAATATTAAATTGAATATCCGTCTGAAATAAATTTGTTTTTAATTCTTTTATTATTTCTTCTATTTCAATTATTCTTATATTTATGCTTTCTAATTTATTTAATATTTGTTCTTCCTGTTCTACTATATCGTCTAATTTATCTTTGTAATTAATTAATTCTTGATGAGTAGATTTTGATTGAAAGTTTTTTAATGTTACTGCTTCTTCTTTAGATTCTTCTTTAGCTTGATTAAATAGTTTTTCAAATATATCAAAATTTAAAAACTTAGATAATAATAATTTTCTTTCTGTTTGGTTTTTTAATATTAAACCACCATTTTCACCTTGAAGGGATATAGCTGTTAAAACTGCACTATCTAAATTTCCTATATAAGTCTTAATAATTTTTTGCGTGTCTCTTCTTTGTTCTCCATTTAACACTATTTTTTCTTCGCCTTCATAATAATAAAAATCAGTCGACACTACCACAGTATCATCATAATTTTTTCTTCCTTCTAATTTTTCACCTAACTTTTCTATAAAATATTCTTTACCATTTATAGCAATTTTTATTTTACTATGAAAATACTTTGAGGTCGTATTTAATATATCATATGATTTGACTGCATTTGTGGTCTTATCAAAAAGAGTGAATAATATTATTTGAATTAAAGAAGATTTTCCTCTTGCATTATTAGCAAATAAACCAATTAATCCTTGTCGATTTTCAAAATTAATATGATTGTGTTCTCCATAAGTAAAATAATTAGAAAACCATAACTCTAATAATTTTATTTCATTGTTCTGCAGGAAAATATTTTCTTGTTGAATATTATAATTTAAAAATGAATTTATTTGTTTTATTTCTTCTATTATGTCTGTAGATATGTTTGGATCTAATTTTTTAATGAACTCTTCAATTAATTCATTTTGATATAAAGGATTATTAATATTATTTATTTGTTCTATTTTTGAACTTGTATCTATATCATTGAATACATTGTTTGTATTGATAGTGATATTAGAAACTTTATATTTCTTTTTTATTTTTGCCTCTAATCTTTTTAATTCACTTAATTTTGTATTCTTTACTTCTAATTGAATTCTTGGATATTTTGATATTACTAAATCTTTATCTATTATTTTGTTGTTATCGATAATAATTGTGTGATATCCATAATCATTGTCTATTATTATTTGATTATATTCTATTTTGTTTTTATCTGAAATATTCCATTTTACTAATCCGTGCGTTCCATATGTTTCTCCATGATCTTGTTGAATTAACGAACTTGGATATACAATATTATTTTTTGAACCTAACGATTGAAATTTATGAATGTCTCCTAATATAGTAGCATCATAATGTTTAAAGGTTGAAGAAGTAACTGTATTAGATTTTAATGTATGATCTTTTTCAGTTTTACTATCATGAACCACACCGTGATATAGAGCAATATTAATTTGATTTTTATTTAACTCATAATTAGTATTTAATGATGTATTAATTTCTGGATCTAAGATAGAGAAATTATAAAAATCAATATTGTTATATTTATAAATTCCAGGGTCTTTTAAAAAATATAATTGATTTGAATTTACTCTTTTAATAATCGGACTTAATGCATCTAATCTACTTGGATTGTTAAGATTTAAATCATGATTACCTAAGATAACAAAGGTAGGAGCTATTTCAGATAAGTTTTCTAAAAATTCAGCTGTTAAATCAACTAATTCGGGAGATAATTCTATTTTTGCGTGCACGATGTCTCCAGCAACGCATATTATAGCTTCAGAAGTATCTTTTTTTATTTCTGTATATAACTTATCAAACTGTTCTTTATACTCTTTGTGCCTTTGTAATAATCTTATATGAATATCCGCTAAATGATAAATTGTTTTTACTTTTTGATTTCCTTTTGATAGGATGATTTTATTCATAAAGGTATTTAAATTCAACAATAGAAATATATAATATATTTTTTATTATAAAAAACTTTTTTATATTTATTTTAGGTATGTTTTAAAAATTTGTTTATTTCAATTTTTTATTAAATACTTAAAATAATTAAAAACTAATAAAAAGAATAAACTTTTATTAAGCTTTTTTTATTATTTAAGCTGAAAACACCGAAAGCATGAAGACATTCTTCGAGTGAAACTCGATATTTAAATTTCAAGTTTTTTATAAGCACGAACAATTTCTTCCAATCTTCAATCCATTCAATTCCCATTTCCTTCCATTGGTGTTGAATTGAACTTTTTAGACTGAAGATTGGATAGAAACCATTCTTGTTTTTCTTTACCTTCCATTCATAGCCTCTTCGGGCTATCTCAATGCTTGCATTTACCGAATCTGTAAAATCATGTTGCAGATTTCCAATGAACGATGAATATGCCGGATTGACTGAATGAAGGTTGATTTGATAAATATTTAATCTTTTCTTAAGATTTGAGACGAATAATTCTCTCTTCCACAAATTTCTATTTTTTCTATTTCCAAGATGATTATATTTTTGATTCAAGCTTAATTTCATCTTGAATTTCAAGTCTTCAATGAAGACATTCTTGCATTGAAAATGTTTTGCAAGGATTGAAATTGATTTTGATATCTGAATTGTTTCAAATTGAAGCTTGTTTTGAAAATATTTCATCTTTGATGAATCTGCGGGTAGGTTGTTTGAAAGAATTTTATTAAAGATAGGACGAAGAGAATATTCTTGAGTGAGAATTATATTCCCATCTTCAAGAATTGAAACTCCAATATTATCAGGATTTAGATCGATTCCAAGATATCTTTCATTTTTCAAGTCTAAATTTTCTTCATCTTTAAATTCTTCGAAAGAAATATAAAGTTCTTTCTCTGTCAGTCTGACAGAATAAGTATATCCTACTTCACCTTGTTTCTTTTCATTTAATTCTTGCAATCTAAATAATAATTTTTTATAATTATTTTTTAGATTTGGAAGATGCAGGATGAAATGTTCTTTTCGATTTAATTTAAATTCAATAAAATTCTCATCAATTACATTTAATTTGAAATGTCTATTTCCTTGTTTCACATTATCACCTTGAATATTCAAAGGAAGCAACCTCTTTTCTTTTAATTCTTCCTTTGTCATCTTTCCTTTCATTCTTGAAACAAAATTCTTCTTGCCGCCAAAAACAATCTTCTTCTCTTTAAATCTCTTCTTCAATTGTTTGGCTTCTGAAAAAGCACAAAGTTTCATAAACCCAGAAAGATCTTGTAGATTATTTAATTTCTCGTTCATCTCAACCAGCAGCTCCGCTTGTTTCTTCTCGTCAAAAATCTGATTGTAACAATATCTCACAGCGGAAGAATATTGCTTTCTAATCTCATTCAGTCTTAAATAAAATTTATCAGTAGATTTATATGGAAGTTTAATTGTTATCAATTTTGTTATATTCTTATATAATATAACTATAAAAAATAAAAAAAGAACTTAATTTTTTGAAAATTCAAAAAAAATGTGTATGCTTTCTAAAGAATTTTAATTATTTATTTGTTTTTAATTATTTATTGTTTATATTTGTAAGGTGAAATATAAATTAAACACAATATAATTTATGAACCATATTGAATTATTACAAAAATTAACTGGTATAGATGAACCGTTATTTGAAAGTGAGAGAGAAATGAAATTGGTTGAAATAAGTCTTAATATTATTAATAACCTCAAAAGTGAGATTGAAAAATTACAATCCGATGAGTGTGAAAATTATTCAATAGAAATAAGTTCAGTATCAAAATTTAGAAAGGAACTTATGAAAATGATTGAACAGGTTAAATATAATACTGGTGAATATAAAGATATCTCAAGTTCACAAGTAGCAGAAAAATTTGAACGGAAAATTAATTCTCATTATAAGACTTAAATAATATGGAAAACAAAACTATTACGGACCCACGAATTAAGTAAAATAGCAAATGATTGGGTGAATGAGATGCCGAAATTGATTCTAAAATTACTGTAACTGTATTAGAACAATTTGGCGAGTTAGGAAAAGATGAAGCAAGAAGTATTAAAGTATGTGAAGGTTGGTAAATGTAATTTGAAGTAACAAGCTCTTCCATTTCATATTATTACAACTTAATTTTTTTATTTTTTATATTTATTAATAAAAAATATGAAACTAACATTAATAAAAGAAGAAGTTCGTCAATTTCTAAAAGAATCTAGATTAGATTCTAAATATGCAGAGTATGAAGTAAAAAAAGATAAAATTCTTGTTGAACTTAAAAATCAAAAAGCTGCTGCATTCACTAAATATGTTCAAGCTTGGACTGAATTAGATAATGAATTAGAAAGTTTAAAAGAACAAAAAAGAAAATTAAATGATTTAGAAAATATTCATAAAGAAAAATCTACAGAATTAAAAACTAATTTAAGACCTTATATTGTTGATTTAGTAGATGCTGAAGAAGCTACCATGACAATAATTGTAGAAAGTCAAGGAGCACAAATAACATTAAGCAAAGAAACTCAAGAAACTACTAAAGAAATTGAAAAAACAGATTATATTAAGATATATGATGAGATTTATAATTTGTTAAAAGATAATCAAGGTTTAATCTCTCAATTAGAAGAAATAAAGAAAAATGCAACTACATTAGAAACAACTATATCTAAATCAGAAAGAAGTTTAAGAATGAATGTTAAAGAAGGAATATTTGATGATATTGTTTCAAAGATTAAATCTGTGTTTGATAAATTTAAAATGAAGATAGCTAAATTATTTACTCTTAATTCTAAAAGAGTAGATGAGATAAATAAAAAAATTAAAGGATTAAAATAATTTCTTATGATTAATCTTAAAAATCTAATATCTGAATATGGTGTTAATTTAAATGATTTACCAAATCATGGTACATCCTTAGAAAAACTTAATTCTATTCTTGCAATTGAAAAGATCATTAGGCACTCATTTCATGGAGAACCTAATGTAATCTGGTTTAATACAGATAAAGAATCAGTTAGAAATTATGGTCAATGTGTAATATCAATAATTGTGGATAAAAAATTATTTAAATATCCAAACTTTGAATTTGTAAATCTAACAGATGTTCATTCATATAAAGATATTGAATTAAAAAATTATAAATTTAATATTGAATCAATTAAAGGAGTAGGACTTAAAGAACTCATCAAAAGATTTAAAAAAGATCCAATGTTTTTAAATAGATTGCAATCCTTCTGTGAAGAACAACCGAATGTCATTGATTATATTCTTAAGAAAGAAGCAAAATAAATTTGTGATTTTGAAAAAAAATAGGTTCTTTTTTTATTTTTTATATTTATAATTATACATAATTATAGTATAGAAATAAAAAATGATAACTATTAAAATTCCATATACTGCAAATGAAAAATTTCAAGAAAAATTGAAAGAATTAAGAAGAGAATATTCTTTTATTGTGAGATATGCCTTTAATAGATATCAAGAAAAGATGAAACAGATTGATATCAGACATAGCCTGAAAGAATTGAAAGGAATTGAAAATGCAAACTCTTGGTTGCAGCAATGTGCAATTATGGAAGCTAATCAGCTTCATTCAAGATTTAAAGAGAAGAAGATTGTTTTTGGCGGAAAGAAAAATTTTATTTTAAGAATGAAAGGAAAGATGACAAAGGAAGAATTGAAAGAAAAGAGATTGCTTCCTTTGAATATTCAAGGCGAAGCTAATTATCATGGTAATAGAATGTGTGATTTGCATTTATTGAATGATAATATGATTGAATTCAAGGTAAATAGAAAAGAACATTATTTTTTGAAACTTCCAAATCTAAGAAATAATTACAAAAAGGTGTTAGAAAAATTAGAAACAATAAATGAAAATGAAGGTTATACTTATTCTGTCAGATTGACAGAGAAAGAAATCTTTATTTCTTTTGAAGAATTCAAAGATGAAGAAAATTTAGACTTGAAAAATGAAAGATATATCGGAATTGACCTTAATCCAGATAACATTGGAGTTTCAATCCTTGAAGATGGAAGAGTTATTCACACTCAAGAATATTCACTTCAATCTATCTTTGATAAAATTTTAGATTCTAATTTAAGTTCAGACTCATCAAAGATGAAATATTTTCAACATAAGCTTCAATTCGAAACTATCCAAATCTCAAAATCAATTTCAATCCTTGCTAAGCATTTTCAATGTAAGAATGTCTTCATCGAAGACTTGAAATTCGAAATGAAATTAAGCTCAGATCAAAAATATAATCATCTTGGAAACAGAAAAAATAGAAATTTATGGAAGAGAGAATTATTCGTTCAGAATCTTAAAAAAAGATTAAGTATCTTTCAAATCAATCTTCATTCGGTCAATCCGGCATATTCAAGCTTCATTGGAAATCTTCAATATGATTTCACTGATTCAATAAATGCAAGCGTAGAAATTGCCCGAAGAGGCTATGAATGGAAGGTAAGAAAAAACAAGAATGGTTTCTACCCAGTCTTCAGTCTAAAAAGTTCAATTCAACACCAATGGAAGGAAATGGGAATTGAATGGATTGAAGACTGGAAGAAATTATTTGTGCTTATAAAAAACTTGAAATTTAAATATCGAGTTTCACTCGAGGATGCAATTAAACTGCATCAAATGAGTGTTTTCAGATTAAATCATAATAGAAAGAGTTATATAGATTTATACTCTTTTATATGATTTTTTTATTTTATTAGTTACTTTATAAAGAAATACAAGTGTTATAAAAATGAAACGACAAATCACAATTCACTGTAATAAGAAAATAGAAGAGTTATCAAGTATATTTAGATCCGAAATGACTACCTTATATACTAATTCTTTTATTCCAAGTGCAGATGAAATCTTTGATGAGTTGTTATTCGAGGATGAAATAGAAAAAGAAAAATTTTCACATAAAATATTTTATTCTGCTTATCAGTTAAAAAAGAAAATAGAAGAAATAATAAAAGCTGATAAGTCTTTTATAAATGCAATATTTACTCTTGATTTTTTTGAATTATATTTTCTTTTAGATGATAAACAAATAAAAGATATTAAAACCTGGATTATTCAAGAACAGATTCAAAATATAATTAAAATTTAAAGAAATGGAAGAATTAAAGAATGTGTCATTGTATGGAGAAAGTAATGTAATAATTAATTATGATTTCATTAAAAAAATAGAACTCGCTAAAGAAAACATAATTCCAGAAGAACATATACATTATATTGCAAAAGATATGAGGATATTGTGGGATACAGTTTTAATAGAAAGAAAAGGATTACATTTTTATAATCATTTGTTAGAAGGAAATGTTTTACATCAATATAACATAATGAATAATTATGCTTATTTAAGATCCAGAATAGTATTTCATTTTAAAGATAATTCGTTTCACATTTTATATTTTAAGACAAATGAAGAAATGATTAAATTCTATAAAGATGAGATAATTACTAAGGTTGGAAATAAATTAAAAAATCTTATATCATTGGTAAATTTATGAAACTTCAAAATATAATTAACGAAATATCTGAAGATAAGGTAAAAGAATTATTAAATTCTGAAAAGGTTTTTGATATAAACTTTGACGGCAAACCATCTAAAAAAGGATTAAAAATATCTATTGCAGGTAAAAAAATGGAAGATGTTTATGAACTGTATGATAGATTACATAAATGGTTAGATATAAAAAATATTGCACATAAAATAGCAACTCAAAAAAGATTGAATTATTCTAATTATGAACAAAGTAAAAAATTATTTACTATATATGTTCCTGACGATACAGATTTAAATAAATTATTATTACAGATCGAATTTCTATTAAAAGGATATACAGGATGGCACGGAATAAGATTGCCATTTAGAAAATATGAAGTGTATTCTGGAGGAATTCAATTTAGAAATGATAGAGATGAATATGGTAATTATGTTCCTTCTAAAGATTAAAATTATGAAAATTAAATATTAAAGAAATGGAAAAAATATCTCATGTTGGAAGTTTATCTACTAAAACAGATTTTAAATTAGAAACCGGTAATTATGTAAGAATTGAAGTTTGGTTCACTACTGAATGCACATCTGCAAATCAAGGAACCTATTATAATTGTAATGTAAGCACAAAAGGAAAAGGTTGTAGAAATTGGCATTTTGAATTTAGAAGCAACCATGCTAAAGATAAAAGAATATTAGAACTAATATCAGAAGAACAATTATATACTGCATATTATAATCACTGGACAAAATTAAATCCGATTCGTATTTTTGAAAACGGTAGAATAAATAACGAATTAAATAATTTTACAGTAAATGAAAAGAAATATCCATCTAAACATTATGCTTTTTAATATAAGGTAAAAACCTTCAAATATATATTTTCCGATTAGTGCAAAAAAGAAAAGGGTTAAAATTATTTAACCCTTTTAAAATTTAAATTAAAAAATTATTCGGAAAAACTTGCCCCCGTGGGCGTGATGTTTAGGTCTATCGAGATAAATTCGACGGTTCTTGCCGGCTGTATCCACAGCTTACCTTTCATAATATTTCTGTCTATTAAATCTGAAGTATTTACTGTTTCATCTAAAACCAATTTAAAAGTATAAATACCTTGCTTTTGTTGTATTTGTTCCAAATAAGGATTAATTTGATTATACAATTGATTTCTTGTTCGTCTTGTATTTGGTTCAAAAATTACATATTTGCCTACAGAAGCAATATATTTTTTAATCTTAATCATCAATCTTCTTACATTAATTCTATCTAATGCACTTGATTTAACCTGTAAGGTTTTTTGTCCCCAACAAGTAATTCCTTCTTTCGGGAAAGTTGCAATTGCATTAATTCTATTTTCATATAAATCATCTCGTTTAGATTGACTCAATTTAAAATATGTTTCAGTAACCGTACCTAAATTGCCTCTATTTAACCCTGCAGGTGCATACCATTCTGCTGAAATTCTATCATTGTAACTATAAGCTCCTGCCATCATTACTGACGGAGGCACCCACATATATCTATTATTATCAGTATCTAATATTTTAATCCAAGGATAATAAGTTCCTGCATAGCTGGTGTCTAAAGTATTTGTCACAGTTCCTGCAGCAGTATAAGCAGTTGCCATTTGAACTGTATCTAGAATATAAAATGCATCTCCTCTTGTTTCACATAAATCTATGAATTGTGAAGTTGGATAAGAATGTAAATCATAAATTAAACCAGGAGTAACAACCAAATTAAAATCATACATATCTGTATTTCTTAACAATTCTACCGCTCTATTATAAGCAACACTACCGCCTGAAGTCGAATTAGTAAAATTAAATCCCATGCTATTTGCAGTTGTAATTGCAGAACCCATATTTTTAACCAATGCTGGATCTTGTCCATCAAAACCACCTTGGAAAGGTACAATGAATTTTCTTGCAGTTAATACATCTGCAGAAATAATGCTTTCGCCCGGATCTACTGTAGAATCGGCGTGTATGGTATAATTATCTAAACTAAAATCTAAATTAGCACCTGCCAATGAATTTTCTTCTAAAGGCATTAAATATTGTTTATTATCAGTTGTATCAAAATCAAAATTAAACCCATAATAAATTTTTGAATTATATTCTCCGCTATATTCTTGAGTAGTTACAAAGGATGCACTTGGTAAGGTTAAACTTGAAGGCATTAATAAAGATTGCTTTATTGCTCTAAATCCCCATGGAACCATACTTGGTGAAATAGTACCATTTTCAACTTCTGAAGAAATTTCAACAACAATGTATTGACTCTTATTATCATATTCTCCTGCAGAAATTATATCTCCGTCTGAATAAGTATTTATTTTCGTTCCTATTTCTCTACCAATATATTTTGTTGAAGTTGGATCTAAATTTACATTGACAAACTGTTCTAAAATACTCATTTGTCTATCATTGTCATCTATTGCTCTAACCAATACAGTAAAAGAACCGTAATCAGTTCCAGGAACTTCACTACCGAGTTTTACATTTTCAATAGTAACTTTTATTTCTTGATTTACATAATTACCATTGCTAATTGTTTTAAATCTAAATAAATTGGCAACTGATGCACCAACTGTTTGTGATGTGATCCAAGGAGTAGTAGCACTTTGATATTCTTGAGTCATATCTAAATTAGTAAATTGCATTGAAACAGATGCACTTGGATCTGCAGTGTAATAAGTAGAAATATTATTTTTATACAATTGATATGCATAACCAGCATCTGTGGTGTTTGCAGTTGATTTTACTACTTTTGAAATAAAATTAGCGGCTGTAGAATCAAAGCTTGCAGAATAATCTGTACTTTCTGCGGTTGCCGGAGCTTCTAAATGTAAATTAAATGAACCACTACTTACATAAGTAACTGAAGAAGAAGCTAATGTATCATCTTCATCTTGACCAGTAATTAATGTTGATCTATGAAAAACACCCACTACCTTTTGGCCAAACGATCCGCTCATAATTAAATGTGCTACGCTATTGTGAGTATATCCATCTAAACCTAATATTCTTATAATTGTAGCAACACTTGAATTTTTTAAATATTCTTTTATAGAATAAGGCATATAAGAATATCCGTCTGCATATCCAAATATTTTATAATATTCATTTGCTGAAGCCACATTTGTAGGAATAAATGCAGGACCTTTTGTGGTAGGACCTACAAAAGCAGCACCTATATCTGATATTCCTTGTCCTAAATAAGACAAGTCATATTCATTTGTTGCTACCATTGGACTAATAAATTTTTGTTCCATATTTTCTTGATTATTTTTTAATTAATAAAACTTTAAATATAAATATAAGATTTTTTTTAAGAACACGATAAAAGATTTGGTTACTTCATTTTGTTTTTTTATATTTGTAGTAGAAATAATATAGAATATGAAAGACGGTTGGTTAGATCCAAAAGCAGAAGTGCTTGTAGCAAGTGATAATTTTGAATTGATGGGTTCTCTAATACCTCTTTCTTCTGTCAACCCATATAATGAAGGATCCAAAGAGATTCGTACATTTGTAGACGCTTTTGATGGAGACACATATGAAAAAGAAGTGTATTCAATTTTCGACGGAAATATTAAAGTTGTTAGAATAAGTTAATTAAAAAATATGTCAAAAGTAAAAATAACATCTCGTATTATTGAAGAATACGAATCAGATTTGGAATATCCTATTTATTTGTATTTCCAAGATGAATTATGCAATGATGAATTAATAAAGGTAGAAGAAAATTATTTTTTAAGAATAAAATATTCTGCGTTTGGTGTGGAAATAACTCAAGGAAATAAATTTATAATAGAAGAACATTATTTAAAAAATAGTTTGACCACGGAATCACATTTTAATGAAATAGCAAGTGAATTGTTGTCAACTCTAATAGAATCCATATGAATTTATTAAATGAATTAAAAACAGATATGCTAAAAATGCTTGAATTAGCAAATAATATTGGAAAGTATGATCAAATATATAATGTTGCAAGTAATATACATGATAAAAATTATAATGAAGAACAGTGCAATAGAATAAAAACAAAATTGTCAGAATTAAACGAAGAATATATCAGACTTAAAGAAAAATGGTTTTAAATTTATAGTTATTATTAAAGAAATATTTATGAATTTAACAGCTGGAATATTTGTATTCAATCATAAAAATGAATTATTAATTTGTCATCCAACGAATGGATCTTGGAGTAAAAATTGGTCTATACCTAAAGGACAGTTTGAAGAAAGTGAAACCGCATTAAGAGCCGCCATTAGAGAAACATTTGAAGAATCAAATATTAATTTAATTTCTAAAACAAATGAAATTAAATTAGTAGGAAAACAAAAATACGAAAAATCAGATAAGGTAATTATTGGATTTATCTACAAATTTAATGAAGAAACAACCTTCAATTTAAAATGTACATCATTAATTAAAGATACAATTCTACCTGAAAATGATGTTGTAAAATTCATGGAATTTAATAAAGCAGTTAAATTATTACACGAAGCTCAACAAAAATTAATTTTAGATTATTTAAAGAAAAATAAATAATGTCATGAATATAAAAAAACAAGTGTTAGAAAATATTAAATATCATTTTGAAGGAGAGTTAAGAAAAATTAATTTTGATATCTTTGAGAATAAATATGAAATAAAAAAGCTTGTTGAAAAACAAACCTTATTAAAAAGAACTCGAGCAAAATTAGATTTAATGTATCGAGAAGCGTTTAAAGCAAACAAAGATATTTAATACCATATTTTATAAATATTAACCTGCATCGAATTTAACCACAAATGTCATATCATTAGTTTGTGATTTTTGAATTGGTCTTGATAATTTTCCAACTGCTAATAATTCATTTTCGTCGTTATATAATCCAATTGTAGAAATATAAGGTGAAAATGAACTCGATGCAAATGTTGGATTAACAATACTTCTTTGATCATGATATAATAATGTAGAAGGATTTGTGGTATTATTTAATTCTCCTCTTTCTACTTGACATAAAAATTCATACTCATATATCATCTTCTTACTGTTAAAAGTAAGAGTATAATCAAAAGAATCTGATAATGTATAATAATAAGGTGAAGTCAAGACAATAAATCCAAGATCATAAAATACATTTCCAACATAATAATTAAAAGTATTATTAATTTCAAGAGTTGCTAAACTTAAATATTCGTCTGCATCTAAACTTCTATTATAAAATTTTATTTCATCCAATGCTCCGTCGAAATAATTAGTTAATAATTTTCCAAAGACGACTAATGAATCATTCTTTATACTATAGATTAAATTAGTTGAAGATATTGTAGATTCTAAAATTCCATCGACAATAAGTTGAATGCTGTCTGTAGTTTTTTGACAAATAATATGATGCCAATTATTATCATTTATTACAGTTGTAGAAATAGCAGTTAAAATTGTCTTTCCATCAGAAACACTATAATTCAAATATCCAGATGAATCAATACTTATTTGATATGGATAAATAGATAAATTAATTTCTTCATAATTTATATTGTATATTGTTTCTATTTTGCCGTCTGCATTTGTTATTTTTTCTTTCTGATATATTGAATTAAGACCATTTTTTGTTATTAAATATGTAGAATCATCAGAAGTATTAACAAAAAAACTAATTGCATATTCTTGTTCTATTCCAAAATTAAGAACATTTGCTTTATCTTTAATTGTTATATATGAAGAAGTACCATTAAAAGAAGCATACATTCCTCTTGTTCCTCTAATAAAAGACATATCATATCTTGTACCATGATTATGATATTTTGATTTATCTTTTATTTCTGCATTGTATGAAAATACTTTATTTCTTAATGTGATGTTTGGTATAACTCCATTTATAATTTCATTATTATAATAAAATCCTTCATTAAAATTATAATTAGCTCTGATATTAGGTAATAAATCATTGTATAATTCTTCAGATACAAATTGTCTATCTGAATCAATTAAATTTCCATATTCATCATCTATTACATGGCAGATAAAACCAGAACCAGAATCTGTTATTGATAAAGCAATTGTTTCTGGTTTAATTCCTTCAACTAATATACTTCTAGGTATTGAAAATATATTTATCTTTTCATCTATTTCTCGATATTGTTGAATATACTTCTCACCAAATTTGAGTAAATAATTTTTATCAAAATCTAAATAAAATAAATGATTAATGGAATGATAAATAGTTTGCCCATACCTTCCATCTGATTCAACAATTAAATTCGAGTTGTTTGGATCTGAATCATCTGATATGCTATATAAATAATTATCAAAAGAAGCCTGATAAAAAATTATATTGTTTGGAGAAACATTTGTCGATATGACTTCAGCATAACTTTCAAATGGAGTTATGTTAATATTTGATGTTGGTATATCTTTGTATATAGGCACAAAATGATTTTATTTTAAAATTATTTTACCAATCTAATTTAACTTTTATTAATGCTTCTCTTTGCGCATTTTTCAATAGAGGTTGACTTATTTTTGCAACTGCTAATAATTCATTACTATTGTTGTATAATCCGATTGTGGTAATATATACTTGAGGATCTTGCTCCATTTCTGGATGTCTTAATTCCCCGGTACTTTGAATTGTAAATGAAGGATTATTACTGTAATTATATTTAGAATTTTTAACTCTTACAAAATAATAAGTAGATTTGACTTTTTGGCTATTTCTTGCTTTAAATGATGCACCTGTTGAAATTGCAGTAAAAAATGTCAATTGATTATTTTGATCACTATTTACAGTTAAATCAGTTTCCATGCCAGCACTCGTATTTAATTGAGTCGAACCAAATAATAAAATACCATGCTGCATATAAGCTCTTCCAACAATTATTTCTCCAGAATCATCATATACTCCGTCGGCAATTGATCCACTCACAATATTGTAATATAATCCTGCATTGTTATATGCTGCAGATGTTGTTGAACTATTAT